AGCATGGCAGCAGTTTAATGGTAGCCATGTTATTTTCTGTTTAGAAGGTAGATCTTGGCGCAAAGATTTTTACGAACCATATAAAAGAAATCGGTCCGATGCCAGAACCGCTCATAATGAGCGCGAGCAAGAAGAAGAAAGAGTATTCTGGGAGGCCTTTGACACGTTCAAAGATTTCATCAGAGACAAGACTAACTGCACCGTGATGCAGAATCCACAATTAGAAGCCGACGATTTGATCGCAGGTTGGATCCAGAGCCATCCCAACGATGACCATGTGATCATCAGCACTGACACAGACTTCGTACAACTAATCGCTCCTAATGTGCGTCAGTACAATGGCGTCATGGAACAGACCATTACACACGAAGGCATCTTTGACGACAAAGGCAAGCCTGTCATTGACAAAAAGACCAAAGAACCCAAGGCTGCTCCCGATCCCGAGTGGTTGCTGTTTGAAAAATGCATGCGTGGAGACACATCGGACAACGTTTTCTCCGCCTATCCGGGCGTGCGTACCAAAGGTACTTCTAAGAAAGTGGGCCTTATGGAAGCCTTTGAAGATAGAAACACGAAAGGATACAACTGGAACAATCTCATGCTGCAGCGTTGGTGTGACCACGAAGGCCGAGAACATCGTGTGCTGGAAGATTATGAACGCAATCGTCGACTGATCGATCTTTCATATCAGCCAGACCATATCAAAGAGATCATCGCTACTACTATCGCTGAAGCTACCACTGCCGATAAAAATGTCAGCCAAGTCGGGGTTAAACTAATGAAGTTTTGTGGACTCTACGATCTTAAAAAGATTTCAGAACAGGCACAGAGCTACGCCGAACCGCTAAATGCGAGATATATCACGGAAACGGTGTAGGACAAAATTTAATATTGTTTGGAGATAACACACATGACGGATCTACAGGCTAAACCGATAATTGCAAATAAATTCTGGATAGTCGAGAAGGACGGAGAGAAATTCGCTACGTTGCGTAAAGACGAGGATGACAGGTTCGTGCTCAGCAACCAGTCTGGCATAAGAATCTACGACAACAAAGAAAGCGTGGTAAAACAATTTGGTAGAAACTTTTTTGTGGCTAAAGTAATTAGGGAAGCAGTTGATTCTCCTACTAACGAAATACACGGTTACCAAACCAGCTGCGATCCGCATAACGCAATGTTTGACATTAAAAGAAAACTTCCTCTGTTTACCAAAAGCGAAGATTCAAAAAGTCTATATTGCGCCGGACACTATGTGATTAGATTTGATAAAGGTTGGGTAAAAAGTTTCTGTCCTAAATTAATTACCTTGCAGAGATATGAATACCGTGGTCCCTTCAAAACAGAACTGGAAATGAAACAAGTGCTTACCAATGTCTCAAAATAACATTCCTAACAACCTCCCTTCTGTAGAAAGGATTATCCAACGGATTTCAGTAGCAGAAAGAAGCCAGCAGAAAGAAATACGGATTTCTATACAAGAAGCTAGGGATCTAACCAACGAGTTAGCCATCCTGACTGCCAAACTAGGAAAGACCGTCCAAGAGATTCACCAAATACTGGCAGACATTCGTAGTTCTTCTGGCAGCATAGACATAAAACTCGACGGTGGGAATTTTTAAGAACATATAAATATATACGTAGTTTATCAGGAACACGTATATATGAGCAGACCAAAACCTCTAGTTATGTTAGAATACATAAACAAAGAAAATTTCAAGGTAGAGCAGATCTTAGAAAGTGATGCCATTTGGGCTGTGTTTTACAAGTCTCAACCTTTCAACTTAAAAAGTGGCAGCATGGTGGCCAGCTATCCTGGACCAAAATACAAAAAGGTAAGTTTTTCAAATCCTGGTCATGCACATAACCTGGCAAAAAAATTAAACAAGATTTTCAAATGCAACGACTTCGCAGTCTACCGATTGATCGATGGAGAAAAGGTAGGATAATCACATGGACATGAAGGATACCTACTCTGTGGTATTCCTTAAAGCCGCCGATCAGGAATTCACAGAAGAAACTATAGAGAATCTAAGACCTTGTTGGTGGTGGAATGTACGCAGCAAGGACAGCGGAGGCTTACGATTAACCGAAGCTGCTCTAGAATTTATCAAAGATCACGCTGGCATAAAGACGTACCGAGTAGAATTTCCTAAAGAATTTTCTATAACACCGCAGGTATTGATTTGGTTAGATAACTTTATTGAATCTCCATATTACATAGACAAACGATCAATAACGGTGTTGAAAGAAAAATCAGCTTTCGAACTTTATTTGTTTTCCGGCGATGTTAGAAAAATGGGCTACGGCAAAGCTATGTGGAAAAGAACTACTCAAGATTAAGCCTCCCTATCATCAACCATTATAAATATTTTCATGATTTTTGATTTGAAACCTCTGGATGTTTTAGGTAAAAGAAAGATAAATTTCATGCCGGTTCATTTTGTAAAGACCAAGATCAGCGACGTAGAATTTATAGAAGACGAAATCGTAAATTGGATAGATACAAAATTGGAAGGTAGATATTCAATGAGTTGTGAACCGGTTATAGATTCTAAGGGTAAAATAATATTAGCCATCTATGCAGGTTTTGAAAATCAAAAAGAACTAACTTATTTTTTATTGGCATGTCCATATTTAAGGAGAAACTAATGGAACAAGAAACACAAGAAGAAACAGTGATGCAGAACAACGATCAACAAGAAACTGCCAAGCCAGAAGGTCCAGATCTCAACATCCAAGATCTAGTTGGTATTAAGAGTGTGATCGATGTGGCCACACAACGAGGGGCATTCAAAGCTTCTGAAATGGAAGCAGTGGGTAAGGTTTATAACAGGCTCAGTAATTTCATAGATTCTGTAAGCAAACCAAAAGGACAATAAAATGAAAACATTGAAGCACATAGGTAAACTAAAAAATACTGGAGCGAAAGTACTGGTAGTGTTTAGAACACTCCCTGGAGAATCAAATCAGGCTCTGGTTTTGCCTGTGGCTCAGTTGCCGGATGCATATCATGATTCTATCATGGCAATGGTCGAAAGCGACCAAGCACAGGAGGCATTTGAATTAGGTGAAATCATGTTCATCCGATCATTTCCGGATGGAAGACCTATGCTACAAGCCATGCAGGCTGATAACAGGCTGATAAAAATGGTTACTGATAATATCATCATGACTCCCACTCCATCGACCGATGTGCAATTAGATCAATTGAACATTCTAATAGCAGAGCAGCGTAATGTAGCTGTTGATGATCTTTACACGTTCGTAAAAGGAGCTCCGAAAAAAGATAAATCTGTTGCTGAAGATATAGTAGAAGTACGAGATTTAGCGCCTGAGGTCGATCCGGATATTCCTGCACCTATCAGGGCACAGGCTTCAGAAAATCAAGTGTTAACAGATAAAGATCTAGCTAAATCCTACCGAAGCCAAGCAGATGCTATGTATAAAGAAGCTGCTAGATTAAGAAGAGAGGCCGATCAATTAGATCCTGTAGTTAAAAAGACTACAAAACCCAAAGACGCTGTCAGTGCATAAACGGTTTTTTAAACCTCCCAAGGATTTAGTCCAGGAGTGGCCCGAGGTTTTTGAGGATTTATATATGAATACTATGCCGATAGAATATCTACATTCTATCCGGCTAGAGTTCCACAATGGTAGAATCTGGGAAATAGACATAGAAGATCATGTCGATCAAGCGCATTCTCAGACCATCGCCGATAGACTGATACAGACTTTGCATGAGTATTCTACTGAAATAAAACGGATTGATTTCCAGATAGACATCGATCGTTTGAAACAAGATATCAACGATCGAGCTAAAAAACTTTTATAAATTTTTACAGAGTTCGTAAAAATCTTTCATCTCAGGGAATGTTTCCAGAAAATTTGTTCCTCGTCTTCTGTCGTGTTCATCAACAAATATCACAAAGTCTTTGCGATTAACTGTGTTTTGTTCAGATGGTGTCTTTATTCCTTCTATCATCATTGTTGCGGTTCTTTTCAATTTATCGATTTCAGTATCTTTAAATCCCAAATTAACCATATATGAAACCTGATTTTCTATTTTCTTAATGAAATCTTCAGTTAAGATTTTAACATGCTGGTGAGGGGGATTATTCAAATACGGAATATCTAGGTAAAGCCGCCCGCTGTGCTTTGATTCATATTTTACCATCAACTTTTTAACATCAAACAAAAATCCTTTGAATGTAGTCACACTAAAAGCATTATAAGTGGCTATAATACCTAACAATGGTTTTGAAATTCTATCTGCATATGTGTGACAGTTACTTAACCATTTCTTATAATTCAATCCGAATCTTATGTACTCTGCGGCCGAACCGTGTGCTTCACAGCTAGTATAAAGTATAAAGTTTTTTACTAACTTATTTTTTTGTATAATTTCAACTTTTGAAATAAATTTTTCATAAAGTTCGTCCGGCACACATAAGTTAGAGTTGATGCACAAATCTAAGTTAGGATTTGGATTTTCTATAACATAATCTAAAATCTTATATGTATTTTTATCTAATAGGGGTTCCCCGCCAGTAATCCTAAAAGTATCCACATTTTTATAAAGATCAGGCCACCATTTCCAAAAAGCCTCAATATATGGATTGTTTTCTCTTACCGGTATAGGCATTTTATTTTGTTTCCTAACCCAATCGAGAGTATTATAACTCATAGAAGTAGGGTAGGGGCCATACCTTTCTATTTCTTCCATCCATTGACTGCTTACACTAGGCATACAATAACTACATTTAAAATTACAAACGTTTGAAAAACTAATCTCTACATACTTAGGATTAAAATCTTTATCGTATCCATCTTCTGTAATTTTTTTGTAATACGGTAACGACCATGATTCGGAACTCTTTAAAATACGATCACTAAATTGATCAATATTATCTAAATCCTCGATATTCCAACAATAATTACATTCGTTAGGACGTTGCCCTTCTAACATTTCTTTTCTTATTAATTTTTTATATTGTGTATTATGTAAAGCAGATGGATTTTTTTGAATCTCTTCAATAGGAATAACATGTGTTCTAGGATGATGGCAGCTGTGTGTGTGTCCTACTCCTAAATGAATAGTCGATTGAGTCCATTTAGCCAAACACATTCCTGGACCTATTTCATCTAGCATATTTTTTACAGCAAGTTTTTTATTATCGGGATTCATTTTTTATCTAAGGTATTGAGTACATCATTTAATTCTGGAATGGTGTTAAACATATTCTCATTTCTAATACCATCTAATTTTTCTGTTATAATCACAAATTTTTGAGCCTGCTCTTTATTGTAAGGTCTAGATAATTCAAATAATATCTGTAAAAAAATAAATTTAACATCTGTTACATATTTTTCATTATGTGATTGAATAAAATTGTTTATTTTATCTATAATCTTTTTCCTATAATCTTCCGATAAAATGTGAACATGATAGTGAGATGGCCATTCTAGCAAGTTTAAATAAAAATTACTAAAGCGTCTAGATGCTGTAATAACTCCTATATTCACCAAATAGTCAATAATTTCTGGCAGCCTAAAAACATTCATAGCACCTGCTGTAATAGCTGGTTTGACATGCACATTTTCTAACTTAGAAAGTTCTATTAAATTTTTTTCTATCTGTTTCCAAACTGTACCGGATCTGATTAATTCCGCTCGATCTCCTATCTCATCAACACTAGGCCAAATTTCTAATTTTCCAGGTTGCCATTTACTCCATATATCTAGAATATTTTTCTTTTTGTAAGTTAATGTGGACAAATTTGTGTTATAAGAAATTCTTACATCATATCTCTGATGTTTCTGTAATAAATCGAGGATATACCAATGTTCGTCCATTAACAAAGGCTCGCCGCCTGCGAAATAAATTTTTTCTACTGTATGAATTTGTTCTTCTAAAAATTTATAATTATTGCTGATTCCGACCTGCTGTATATTCCAAACTTTTTCCTGTTCTTTGATCCATCCCATTTTTTTGCTATCTGGAATCCAGGAAGAGCTATATCTCGGACCGCAACTTCGGCATTTAAAATTACAGAGATTACTGAATCTGAAATCCCAATATTTTAACTCCATGGTATGGCAAGTTCCATCGTCATCGGTTATTTTTGGAATGTTATCTAACACATGACTAAATTCTCTATTATGTCGCGTTCTTCCGCTAAATCCGGCAGATTTTTCGGAACTAAAACATTTAACACATATTTCCGGTTGTTTTCCCTCTAACATAGCTAGACGTAGAGATTTCATCTTTTCACTGTTCCATATGTCATTTACAGAATCATTATTAAGATCACCTAAAAAATAATCAAAAGTAGAAGTCAAACAACAGGGGACCACTTTTCCATTTGGTTCAAAATTTAAATGCATCCAAGGAATAGCGCATACCGTTTTTTTATCAAAAGTTTTAATAGTTCTATCTTTTCCATATTGCTCTCTTAACCAATCAAAATCATTGATTTTAGAAAGAGCCTCTAGATTTTCTATGTTTTCTAATCCGTATTTTTTTCCTAGATTAGCGCCATGCAAAGAAAATTTACCGAAAGGTTTATCAGCTCCTTGAGTGCACCATGTGTCTAAACGGCTATCTGTTTCTTCATCGTAATTTTTATCTATGGGCTTACTGGCCAATTTTACACATTCTCTGAAGGCCGATCTCCAAGTATTAAAAGGATCAGTGTTAAAATTTGTGATATTGCTTACTATTGGTATCGATTTGAATCTATCACTTAAAGACAGAGTCATATCTAGCGAATTTAAAGACATGTTCAAAACTTTGTCTTTTGGCAAAAGTTTTACACCACCATAACCATAAATCAACCCGTTTACTGGATTTTGACTATGCCAGACACAAACTACATCTGTTTCGGATTCGGGAACTTCGTAGTCAAAAAAACTAAAAGTATCGACGATTTCTGCATCGCCGTCGACTACATAGAATAATTTTGTTAACGAACGTTTGGCTGCAGCAATATGTGCTTGATGAATTCCCTTGACTCCGTGTATTCTTTGAGCGAACGGAAATCTATCTTTAAGTTTCTTCCAGTTTTGATTTGCATTGGGTTCATGATAACTGATAAAAAAAATTTCAAACATCTACTTGCCTGTGGTAAGTCCTGAACAATTCGTATGATTCATTATAAAGATCAAAAGTATATCTGCTCATTTTTTCATCAAGCCATGGCCAATGTAGACCCAATTCATGTTTGATCTTAATACCGTAATCTTGAGAATCTTGTTCTACGTTGGAATGCTTGACCTCAGTGTCATAAATTTCTCTCAATGATTCAAAATCTCTTACATCAACATAATTCCAATCAGTACAGTTAGCCATGTAGGTTCCCATGCGGGCGCCGAGTATGGCATACTTACCGTTTTCTACGTGCATTCCCACCGTTGACCACATTTTTAGTCTATGTAAATTGTGCCACCATATTTTTTCTTTGATTTCGAAAGGATGAATTTTGACTCCATCAACCAATGTCATTTTTACACCTTCACGAAATCCTGCTCGCCATGACTGGAATGGACTACCAGTAATATAAACATTGCTATAACATTGTGGAAATTGTTTGTAGCCATCTTCCCAACAAAAGTCTACCTGCGCTCTATCGTTATCGCTAGCTTCATGAGTGCGCATGTTGAGAACAAATTCTTTTTTCCATAACTTAATCCCGCCGTTTCCGTACATTAATCCATTTACGATATTTTTTCCTACCCAACTATAAACTTTTATGTCAGGATTTTGTAACTCAATCTCTGTATTAAAAAAATGATTGCTAACTATATTATCTGCATCTATTGAAATAAACCATTCTGTATCTGAGATATCGGCGGCGGCCTTATGTGCAGCGTCGCTACCCTTTACTCCATGCACACGTTTTGCCCAAGGAACTTTATGGCATAAATCTGCATAATGTAGATCTGCGTTTGGTTCATCGTAGCTAAGAAACACTACATCAAGTTCAGCTATTTTCATATTTCAACATGTAATTTTTGAAAATGCGCTTCGTGTAAACGCTGAACTCTTTAGGAAAATCTACTGTATATTCCGCTGATCTAACTGCGAACAGATGATCTATGGTAACCGATATAGTATCGTAAAGACCGTTAGGATCATTGTAGTCTGTGATTAAAAACAACATTTCCGTACTACCGTCCCATCTTATCTTTTTGTTTTTATAGAATTTTTCTGATAATGTGATAATTAATTTTTTATCATCGGGATTTACTGATAATAGAACATCAGTATCAACGATATCTGACCAACACTGATCTATAACACGGTGCAACACATCATCAATTTTTGTTAAGCTTTTGGTTTCAATTATTTCTAGACTTTCGCTGTCTACATCTACAGCATAAGAACTTAGAGACGTGCGACCTTCCATAATGGATAAAGCGATGTCTTCATCAATACTTATCCTGCTTTTGGTATCAGGACATGAATGATTAGGATAAATTCCCGTTATTTTACCCGTCGAAGGATCGAACACACCAAAATATGTGATCTCCTGGACTGGCATGGATTTCAACCATTCTTCAAAATCTGTCAGCGCAGCTTCCATGCTATCTCCTCGAGAATGTTAATTACTTCGTCCGTGATCAAATCTTTTTCTACATAATGCACAACATCGTGCTGTTGATAATTTCCGATCTTTAATTGACTCTGTTTGTTTAAATAAAATCCCACATGATTCGTAAACTTTTCGGCAGGCCAAGGCCAGTTCTGTACTCCGCCTTTCATATGCACCAATCTGGGAAAATCTAAGTCGTAAGAAATCTCATCATGGATATCTAGTATTTTCGCAGATAATGCAAATGCCTCGTCTGTTCCTACAATTTTAGGTTTGTGCTGATTGAGATAAAGATTTGAATATTCTTTAGGATTCTTTATGATGTGCCTTGCTAGCGCAAAAAAATCTTTGGCGAGAGAAGCATCTTTCTTAAAGAAGGTGAACATCGAGTACAGATTAGGAAGATCGTTTCTAGTAAAACATCTCCGATAATGATCGCTGGTTACTACTTCTCCCCTATAGGTGAACACTTTGTTAGGAACATATACATCACAATTTTCTAAAAAGTACTCTACCCAATGACTATAATCTCTTAGAAAAAGCATGTCTACATCTAGACATATTGTAGAATCCCAAGGACTTAATTTATCCATCCACGATCTACCATCCCAGAAAGTTTCTTGATTCCATTCTATTATGTGATCAAAAACCCAAGGAGACTTAATTTTCTCTATCTGCGTTTGGTCATCAATGACCAATGCTACTTTATCGAACCCTGGTTTCTGTGTATTTTTTATGCTCAGCGCTAATGCATACGCCATTTTAAGATAATTAAAATTTTCGTTTGACGATACTACTAACAAATAACCAAAATTCATAAACTTATCAACCTTTCAAAGTGTCTTATGATGCTTTGTTTATTCATTATATGGATATCCTGATCTTTAATCGATGTAAGGTAAAAAGATTCCGAATTCATTTTGGATTGAACTGAAAAAATCATTCTTCCGTCGTTATTAATTTTTTCTAAAATGTCTTTGTCTTGTACAGTCAATACTGGAGGTAATGTCATTTGTGATTTTTCAAATCCGTCCAATATGTGTTTGGCCACGCTGAAAGAAATATCATTCCTATATTGGTCAGATCTAAATCTAAACAAGTCGGCATAATATTTGTAATTTTCTCTGACATAATCTACTAGTTGAAAAAATATTTTACTGGTTTCATTTTTAGTAAACATCACTGTCGTAGCCCAGTACAAATGCGTGCCTGTCTCTGAAACCCAACGATCTAGTACTCCGTACCTGTCTCCTTGTATATCGTTAAATCCACCGGATAATAAAACATCTTCAGGAACGTCCCAATAATGGTTTAAATTATCGGAGCACACGATAAAATCACTATCTATCAGTAGAGTACGTTCATAGGGTGTATGATGCCAGATCACTGATCTATTAGAATTTAAAAAAGGGACCCTATCATAGTCGGTTCCGTCATATAAAATCCTTTGATTTTTGGTGTCAGGCCGTTCTGTGGTAATGATTTGATCAAAGACAGATTCTGCTATATTCCACAACTGCGATTCATGCAGCCATTCGATAGTTTCTTTATCGGTTATCAGAGAAACAGGCACCCCGAGATGTTTAGCTGCAAATTTTGCAGCTATAATAGACATTTTTGAATAATCTATTTTCCGATTATTATGCGATAAAATTACGACACCCTTATTCATAATCTACTAATTTTTCCACTGATCTACTTTTTTTAATTTTATCATATTCTTTATGATATTCCAGTGTTACAGAAAAATATCTGTCAAAAATTTCTGTCTTGAATTTTTCTAAATCGTCGATCAATATAGGATTATTATTTTGATCTAACAATATAACATTCGTCGTTCGAGATTCAGAACATAAAGTCCAAACAAAGGTCAGCAGAGATCTGTCTATCTGGAAGATTCCCCCGTTGTAACCATAGGTCAGTTTTGCCTGCATTTTTTCATTCAACGATTTACGTTGAACCGCCAAGGTCTGGCGATAATTAGAGAACTCTAATGCATTTTTGAGACGTTCGTCCATGTCTACTCCATTATAAACTGTGCAGTTTATTTATCTGGAGTTTTTTTCTCTAAAAAAATTATGAATAAACAAATGCTCCGAACGCAGTGGTTCCGCCTCCTGCTGGATTAGGACCGCTAGTGGTAAAACTCGCTGCAGTGTTTTGAGGTTGCAGGACTCCACTGGCACGAAACATTTCTGTATCCACGGCTAATGTTCCAGACACCGAATCTTCCGGAGGAACAGGAGCACTGGATGCTGGAGGTACTCCGAGCGGTGGATCCACATAAGGATCGTTCAACAACACCCTAATGAATACTTGATTGGCTGTTCCGGAAGAATTATCGGCTACATTTGATCGGGCCTGCAATCTATAAGTATTGCTGGAATATGGTCCGCTGGCTGTGGATGTATGGTATGTTTGAAATGAGTTAGTCAGTCTATAAAAATTTGTACCGTTTAATGGACTACCTAAACCAGCAGTAGGTAATTGGCCGCCGAACCCCTGTGTGCCGGCTGCATTAAGAAGATTTGCCCATGAAGTGGTTTGATCTTTGGTAACGCTTGGTGTAAAGCTGCTTATTATTCTCAGTTGGCCGCCGCTATTAAAAAAGAATCGCGCAGTGTTTGCGGAATTAAAAGTGTAGGTAATGTCGACATAAATCTGGCTTAACCAAGTTACATCGCCAGAATTACTGCTACCAAGACCTTCGGTCACGAACTGTCCGGATCCTAGATTGAATCTGTTAGTGGTAATAGTATTGGCTTGTGTGTCATAGGCATTGTTAGGATGTCCCGCACCGAATCTAACTGGATCGCCGGTGTTTACCTGGACCACTGAAGGTACAGTTCCATTTTGATGTATTAGACAATTATATATGTCAAATCTTAGATTTCCCCATTGTGTTGAGGTCACTGTATTCCCATCAGCTACCGCAGAACTCTGCAATGTCTGACCATAACCACTAGGTCCGGTACCGGTCCCTAGAACTGCTATTACTTTGTTCCTAATACTGTTGTAGTCTACATCTTCAATTAATCCGCCGACGCTATTTGCCATTTTTAAATCCTTACAGTATCACTGCTTCAATTAATTTAACGTTTGTGTCATCGCTAGATTCTAGCGCGATAGCAAAATTATCATGATTCTGGGGGGCTCCTACTACTGCGCATCCGTCATGCCAAGTCATTAGTTGTTGACCTTTCTTTATTGGTCCAAATACTTTAACAGGAACCCTACCTTTGAGTGCGATATAAGTTCCACCCTCTAAGTCTTTGTTCATCATGATCGCAGGATTTGCACTGACGACTCCTATGGCTTTTTGGCCGGCCTCGCAAGCGGTGACTTCTTTTTCTCCACCCACACATACTACAGTACCTGGCACATATTCTTTATCTGCTAGATATTTTTCTGCTAGATCAGCATATCTGGCCGCGGTGGCTGTGCCATTGAAAATATTAGCTGTTAGATTGCCACCGGAATCTCGTGCTGCTATAGTATCGCCGGTGGCAGTCGTAGCTGATGACCTGTATGAAGCTCCTACCAGCAGTTGATCTGCTCTGTCGGCTATACCGATAAATCTGTTAGCAGTTAAGTTACCGCTGGCATCCCTCTGAGCTACTGTTGAGGCAGTGGCTGCCGCAGCACCGCTTAAACCATTAAGAGTCAACGCATTGTTAGCAGTTCCTATTACGTCACCTATGACGTTTCCTGTGAGATTACCTACGAATGCAGCAGTCACGGTTCTGGTAGTAGCATTGATAATCGTAGAAAGATCAGTAGCTATCACATTACCTGTTACATTACCTGTTACATTACCTGTTACATTACCTGCTAAATTTCCTGTAAAAATAGTTGAATAGACATTACTCCATCTGCTGGATATCTTTCCCAGAGTCCTTGCATTGTCAGTCCCAGGAAATACAGCATCTCTGTCAAATATAGCCACATCTCTCCGGTCACCCGAACTGACTCTGATCTTGACTCTTAAGGTATTACCTAATTGATTTTCTATAGTCGGTTCGAGACCATTCTCTACAGAAAATTTAATATCGGATTGATCACCTAAAAAGAAACCCTGATCATCAAATTGGGCACCAGAGGGCAAAGCTGGGTTAGATAACCTTACAAAGTCTTCTGCTATAAAATTTCCTAGTTTCAGAGAGTTAGATGCTGTGCCCCAGAACACATGGTCAGTTGTGGTCACTCCAGTAGAACTACTTGTATTGATCAGCGTTACACCTTTCTTTATCACGGTGAATCCCGTTATAGGATTTTCGCTGCCTAATGTGAAAGCATCTTTGCTGATTATAGCCATGGTCTCGCCACCGGATATCAGCTTGGCTATGCTATGAGTAGCGCCCAAGGTGTCTCTTACTATCTGAGGTACTAGAGCTGAAGTTCCTATGTCCGGGGCACTTTCGGGGCCAATTAATACGAACTGTGTTCCATTAAATGCATATAATTGCTGGGCAGCAGTATCAAACCAAAAATCACCGGGTGTAAGTCCGCTAGGTGCAGCCTGGCTGGCTTCGGCGCCGCCGGCCGTTCTAAAACGTGTTCCGTCATAGAATTTTAATTTTTTATTGGCTGAATCGAACCATATCTGGCCTGTAACCACTTTTGGTGGTGCAGTGGTGTTGGCGAAATTCTCTAGAAGATGTAGAAAATTTTCATTCTGTACTTCTCCGTATCCTGCATAGTTTTTACCTACGAATCGGATATCAGTGGTTGTATCAATGGTACCATCTTCAACTGATACTAAAAATGTTCCATTAAATTTATCTACCTGATATGCCATTGATCAGCTCCATTCTAATGTATTATTTATCAGCACTTTATTTTTATAGTCTGCCAACGACCACTTCTATAACTCCATCCAAACCATCGAAATCTTCCAGGGATTTCCCTATCACGCTGCCTATCGCGGGGTTTTCTGAGCTCATAGCTTTACCTTCACCGGCAGAAATTAACATATCGCCTTTTTTGACCGGACCTTTTACCCTGCAACGAACTCTGCCTTGCAGAGCTACTGGTAGTACATTGTTACCAATTAACCTAGAATTCATTAGGTATGCGGGATTTTCTGAAACTATTCCTGCTATTCTTCTAGATGCCGTATCAGCTAGAGTAACCTCTGCGGCACCGCCAAACATTAATACAATGCCCGGTTGGTAGCTGCGATCTGCAACATAGTTTTCAGCTAGATCGGCATACTGCGCGGTCGTTGCGGTTCCTACGAAAAATTCTGAATATGCATTTTTCCATCTGTAGTTGACATGCCCTAAATTTACCGCCGTATCTCTGTCTGCAAACATAGAAGGAGTGTTGGTTCCTCCCAAAGACAGAGCAACATCTCCAGGAGCAAATTGTATCTGGGCTGTAGATCCAGGATATGCAGAATCTGCAACAGTTAGTTTCAATACTTTACCTGCCGTCTGTGATGCTATTATCGGGTCTTCTGTAGACGGTGACAAAAATGTCCTTAATCCCGACGCACTACCTATCGTGATACCCTGATTGGCCACGGACAGGCTAGACAATTGTCCTACGCTGG